TGTTTTTGGTCTTGATGACCAACTTTTTCAATTCTTTTAACTGATACCGAAATCCGCATCTATCGCACTCCGCTATCGCTTTTTTGCCAGAAGCAAACTTTGGGCCTGACATAGCCTACCTTAATAAAAATACTGCCGTGGAGCCAGCCTCAAAGACGCCTTTTCCCGATCCTCGCTCGACCCTAATGCCCACTGCTCTTCGTAGGACGCCTTCAACATTTCGATCCTATTCATGGCATCGGGTATCTTCAAAGACAGGTAATAGGCTAATCCAGCCGCCATACAAGGGATCATGCGGAAAGGGATGTCCTCGGTGTTAATACCGTTACCAGCGTCTTGGATACGGCGTAAACGCCAGTAAACGAACGAATAGTAGTTGGACTGGTCTGGGGCAGGCCACACACAGATATTGGGCAGGTTTCGCACCGTCACAATAGCCCCGGCGGTATGTGCAGTAGCCGTGCTGTTATCTACACCACGAACACAGTTTTGTAGGGTATTCCCTGATATTTCGTTATAGCCAATGGTTTCGTTGCCCAGTTTGATGAACCCAACGTAATTCAACCCATCTACGGAACTTAAGGTAATGGTGTTGGAAGTCGAGGTAATCGTGGTGGCTAGGGTCTTGGTTGTGACGTTCTCATACCCACTCTGGCGGTCAATCCACACCTGAATCGGCCTGCCTTGAGCGTTCTTATTAGGGATCGTAGAGTAGGTGCTGCTAGAAATCCGGTTGATATTGATGTCCGACTGGTTAATACCGGTCTGGGTACGAATCACCATATCCATCAAATCAATTGTGTCGCTGGGCAGGGCATAACAAATCTGTGCCTGATTTATAGGGATGGAACCCTGCTCGATAGTCCACAGGTTGATACCCCGGTTAGCCCACTCAATCGTTAATAAGTTAAGGGAACGACGGGCAGTACGCATATCGTAGCCCGAGCGTAACTCGGCGCCACAACGCTCAAAAGCCTCTTCTACAAGGTTATTGAGGTCTAGGTTAAAGGTGGTCGTCCCTGTTGTGCTCATTTCATCTTCTTAAGTGTTTGCGCTAAACGGGCACGCTGACCCAGTTTACCCGGGGCTTTGGTCGCCTTGGCTAGTTTCTTAGCCGGGATCTTCTCGCCAGCCTTGACTCCCAAAGACTTCCTTAAAGCACCCGGCTTCTTAATAGCGGACTGAATCCATTTGGCGCTTCCACCCTTTTTAAACCCCTCAACTCCACGAGCCTTGAGGATGTCTTTTTTAGTTACTTCGCCGTCACCGGTCAAATCAGGGAAACTCTTAGCCATATCATCCTACCTTCCTATGCGGAACAACTTTTTTAGCCACGCTTTTAGGCTGGGCAACGAACTGCTTTCCGGCTGCTTTACCGGCTCTCTTGGCTTTCGTGGTCGCGGCGTACTCTTGCGGGGAGAGCGCTTTGATGGCGCTGGTTGGGAGGTATCTTTCCCCTGTAGCCTGCGATCCTTGCGTAGAAGGTTTGCCACTCTTAGTTCTCCACTTTTGTTGAGTCCATGCCTTCAGACTTTTTTGAGGCGCTTTCATTTGTCTCTCCAAAATTACTTTTTTGAAGTTGCTCTTCTAATACCCGCACGCAATGACGCAGTCTAGTTATTTCTTCATCCCGCTGGGTTAGTTTATTCATTAACCCAGTGCTCATTTCGGCCCAGACGGCAATACCGTTCATGCGCTCTTTGTGATCTTTTTGCATCAAATCAAACAGACGCTCAGAAATCTCAATCTGTTTTTGAATAAAATCAATCACGGTAGCCCCCACCAGCCTTCTTGTACTGCATAGCCAACATCTGAGCCTTACGAGCACTCCACTGACCCGGAGCACCACCCTTGCCACCAGCCTTAATACGCTCAAACAGGCCCTTACGCATGCCGGGTTTGGTGTAATTACCAGCCTCGTTTACCTTAGACTCACCGCCCTTGGCATACATCTTGACCTCATTCGGATCATCCTTGCGGGTGATCGTCTTGGCCTTCGGCATCTTAGAGGGGTTAATTATCCCCATCCCCCGGCTTGGTCTCATTTAGCAGGCCATCCCGCCGCTTTTCATACCGACTTTTTTACCTTTGGTCTTGCCTTTTTTAGCAATTCCATCAGCAGACTTATGACCAGCAGCCAAACCGCCACCAGCCATTTTTTTAATACCACCAGACTTCAGGCCAAGCGAACCCATTTGCTTTGCAGTTGGCATCTTTTTGGTAACGCCACTGTCTTTCATACCGGCTTTTTTCATACCATCCGTCCTTTCGTTTTACCACGTTGAGCAACTCCATCAGCCCGCTTAGAGGCTGTGGACATTTTTACCTTACCACCTTTTTTCATACCTTGGGCAGCGGCTTGTTCAGCAGCGGCTTGTTCTTCCATCCGGCGTTTTTCTTCCTCATTCTGGTATTTGTCAGCCTCTTTTTTAAAAGAACGCGACATCCCCGGAACGGCGGCACCAAAAGAGCCATAGTTAGCAAGATCTTTTAATTCCATCACACAATCCTTCCCTTAGTCTTACCGCGTTGAGCAATACCATCAGCCCGCTTAGATGCGGAACCAACTACCCCACCAGAGCGTTTCTTTTCCGGCTCGGATTTTGGCTCTTCCTTCTTTTCTTCCTTTGGCTTCTCCTCTTTTGCAAAAGGTGAAGGCTGCTGCTTAGATTTAGGCAGCAAGGTAGACAAAATGCTAAGGGCTTTAACAGGATCCACGCTACACCATCCGTCCACGGGTCTTGCCGCGAGTAGCAATACCATCAGCACGCTTAGAAGCCGAACCAACTGAACCTCCTTTTTTATATGGAAGCGGTTTATCTAAGTCGGGTACTTTGCCTCGTGTTTCACGGCGTTTTTCCTCTCGATTTTGGCGATATTTTGACATACCCATAGACTCATTACCTGTAGCACCTTTGGTCTCTCTCCTAACTTCGTCATCGGCTTCAAACATAGCCTTATTCATCTTTTCACGATCTTCCTCGTTAGCATCGGGAGGAAGTCTTAAAAGCGCATTGAAGCCCCGTCCTTTAGGACCCGCTTTTTTGTATGCGTCTTCACCAATTAATGTTTTGGGAAAGTAGATACCCTTATGATTGTCGGCCATCACTTACCCCTTTTGCATAAGTTGATCAATTTTTGCTTCAAGTTTGTTAAAGCGCTGGTCAATGTGCTCAACAAACTTGTCCATTTCTGCTTGAGTAACGTTATCACGGGCCACCTCTTCTCTAGTTTTGTTAATCAAAAGGTTAAGACGCTGTAGTTCAGATATCTTCTCATGACCTATGTAGGCCAAAACACCTATCAGAGCCGTTAGTAACGTGTTCCAAAGCATCATTTCCATATCAGCACTTCCACGCCCGTAGGCTCTTATTGATACGGCTGTTTGGGTCTTTAGCGGTTTTAGCGCTGGTTAATTTCTTTTTCATGCCTGTCATCCTTGCACAGAACGATTTCTTGCGGGAACCGCCTTCGGGTTGCGGGGCCTTCAAGCCGGGCTTGCCGGGATTGGCAGCGTTGTACGATGCCCTCCCCTTAGCGTTTAGCCCACCTTTTGGGTTCTTACCCTCTTTGCGTTGCCACGCAGGAGTCTTAGCCATTTGCAATCTTCTCGTCTTTAACGAGTCGGGGATAGAAGGCTTCGTTTCCAAAGTCACCCTCGTACTCAATGGTTCCCATGTGGCCTAACTTGATGGTGGGGTCTACCCAAACCTGATAACCAACCGCACGGGCACGGTCACAGAATAGATAGTCTTCACCAACGTAGGAGTTGTCTTTTACAGCAAAGTCAAAGATTGCCGATAGCGTGCGCTGGGTCTTGTCATCCCAGTAATTCCACTGGGGGTTTTCTTTGACTAACTTTTCAATGACTTCACGCTTAATCATCATAAAGGCAGTAGCCACACGCTGGGCACGTACCAGACCCATACCGTTCATAGTGACGCCGTTTCCATCTTCATCCAGCGTAACGATGTAGGTCTTCTCAACCTTACGGGCACACGGGATACCAGCAGCAATGTCAATGTTTGGTTCAGAAACCCATGCCAGTAAACGGATAACGTCTTCTGGCTGGAAGTTGATGTCGGCATCGATGAACATCAAATCCGTTGCGTCAGACTCTAAGAAGTCCTGAACTAAAAGATTACGTGCCCGGGAAACTACCGAGCACCCACAAATACTTCCAATCGTAATTTCGATCCCGTGCTGTGGCGCCTGTTGGGCAAACCGCATCAACGAGATGGCTTGTTTGAGTGAAACCTTGTGATCGTAGGCA